CGTAGTAAGCAGCAGCATAGAATGTTTCTTGGACGAAATAATTTTCAAGCCATTCTTCTGGTTTAATTTTTTCTGAAGTCTTGAAGTCAATGACCGCGAGTTCGCCTTCATATTCAGCGATACAATCTACTCTACCAGCAAGTCCAAGATACTCAGAGTAGAGTGTGCGTTCAATTGCGTGTATGTTATTTATCTTATCAAGATATGGTTTCGCATGATAAAACATAAACTTTGTGAGAGGTTGATACTTATCCCAGACAAGTTCTTTATTCTCCAGATAATCCTGACAGACTAAATGGAAGTCAGTCCCTCTCGCAGTTGCTTTTCGGGTGATGCGATTTGCCTCTTCAAGTCCAACACGCTCACGCCATCTCGCAAAGATTTGACGATTATAGAATGAAGTTACAGATGTAATTGACGGCACCCAGTCTCCACTTGGAAGATTGTAAAGACGGATACCATTTGTTTCTTTCTTTTCTAGTTCAAGTTCACCTAAAAAATTACAATGAATAAAACTCATAAACCAACTTCCATTTTCGCAAGGATATATTCTTTCACTAATCCAGAGCGAACAATGTCTTCTACTCCAAATTCAATAATATCAATTGAGGGCATCACACGAAGAATCTTCATAAAATCAATAATCCCATTCTTCTCGTTTGTTTTGATAAGGTCAGATTGAGTGGCATCACCACAAAACATAATCTTACTATTTTCACCCACACGAGTAATTATACTATCAAGTTCATGATAATTCAAGTTTTGAAACTCATCAACAATAATAATCGCATTGTCTAGAGTTGTGCCACGAATAAATGAGGTGCTCCAGAAACTGATTGTTCCTTGAGTTTTAAGATTACCATAAAGCATTTCAAAGTCTGCTTCGGTTGGTAACTCAAACATATACTTCACCATATTCTTATAAGGAATTTGATAAAGTGATGACTTGTCTTCATGGTCTCCAGGAAGAAAACCAATCTCTCGTGTTGCTACAAGAGACCTAACGATATAGATTTTTTCATAGGGAGACTTCTCATCCAACACATCTTTAAGAGCATTGTAGAGAGTGATGAATGTTTTACCAGTTCCTGCACATCCATACGCAACAATGTTTTGCTCGTTTTTGTAGGAGTCATACAATCCCTTCTGATTTTCAGTCAACGGGTCAATCGTCCTCATTAAATCAGAATTAATGGGTTTCTTTCTTTTCATTTGTTTATTGCTCATCCCAAACGGAACTGGAGACTTAGGAGTGTTTTTTCGCGTTGGCATTTTTAAATGGGTCTGACAGTTGATCCAGGAGCTTTAGATGCTTTGTGTAAAACATCATTCCACCCAGGATGAGATTTTTTAAGTCTATCATAAACTTCACCAACCTCTCCACTATTAGGGCAAGTTGATGGATCTGACCAGTCTCTGTCCCAATCAGGATTATCTTGTTTCCACTGATCCCAATCATGGACACTCATCTTGACTTCTTTCTGCTCACCAGTCTGCTTATTAACAACGGGATATACTGCCATAAATTTTCATAAAGTGTAAGAATATTTAGTCTATGCGAATGGATGGTGCGTCCACACATTCATCACATCCATCACGCTTCCAACTAAGTGCCTCAGATACAGCAGGAAACTGACAGGTGAAGATACAACGAACTGCTTCCGCGATTTCCATGTGTTCCTTCTGAGTTCCGTGAGAAGAACGCAGGTCTATGTAGTGTATCCAGGAACGCACAGAACCCGTCATATACAGGCGTGTGGGCGTTGCTAGGGGCAACACGAACCTGGCACACTCTTTTGCGACTCCTGCCTCTAGAAGGCGATTGTAGAGGTGTAGAGCGTGTTCAAAATGAACCCGAATATCCTCACTCAGAACCAGTTTCAGGTAGTCTGGAATGTCATCAATACTATTCTGACGGTTTTTATCATCTTGCCGCCGAAGTTCTGGAAGAGGAATAGTCTTGCTTAGAAGATTCGTATCAGCATAGCGTTGTGAAAACTCTTGATAGGTGAATGAGCGATGACGAAGTATTTGAGCTGCGATACCCCGAGTTGTGTTAATCTCCACAGTCATTGTTGCCTGCTCAAAGATGCTCCAGTGTTGATGCTGAATACAATACTTAAGTAGTCCAGAAAACTTTTCGCTCTCTTGGTTTGCAGGATTACTGACCCGAGCACAATATGCCATGTGCTTCTCTGCATCAGGTGTAACGCTGATTAGTTTTACTTCTGGTTTCATATACTCAAACTCAGTCTGGATATCCATCATCGTCTCCGTCATAAAATATCTCATCATAGTCATTGATGTAAGGTGCTATCTCTTCATAGTTCGCTCTATAAGCATCTACATCTGAATAAATCTCAGATTTTAAAGAGTCCACTAGCAACTCTAGATTATGAACAATCAGTTTAAGTTTCTCTTTATCCATACCAGAATATAGTCTCTCAATATTTTACTACAAAAAAAGGAGGGTGTAAACCCTCCCTTGTTAATCAGTATTTATACAACCATTGAATATAGGTTGAAAGTAGAACTGTGCTTAAGGCAAGTCCAGCAGTTAAAGATACGACGGTTTGTGCCATTACTTTGCTCCTACTAGTTGTGCTAGTTGTGCTTGATGACGACGCTCTTCTTTTTGCTTTTGCTCCTTAATCAATTGTAGGAAGTTAAGTTTTTTCATTTCTTTTCCTCCCAGTTCCAGTTGTTACATGGACGATAAGAAAGACCACGATATGTATTTGTTGGATGTGATGGAGCGTGTGTTTGTGAATACCACTTACGATATTCTAGTTTCGGAGTGTGAGTATTATACTTCACACCACGATAGGTTGCTGTCATCCCTTGGTCCCCTCTTTTACAAACTTGACCCCACGATAGGTCTCATTGTATTGTTGAGGTTGTTGTTGCATTTGCTGTTGATAGGCGATACGCTTTTCGGTATCGTATTCAACGCCACGGTATACGACTTTTGACATTAGGTTTTCTCCTTAGTTGTTCAGGTTAAAGAGCGTTCCTTCAGTCGGCTTTTGCGTCTATGGTAAACTTACAGGTCTTTGGTGCGTGTTCTTTATGAATTTGAATGAGCTCTGCCTTTATCTCGTCCGGCACTTTTGAGGTGCGAACATTATTGATAAGTTTTTGAGCTTCAATACAGGTCCAGAGAATGATTTCCATAGATGAACGATCCGTTCCGAGTCGGCTTACTTCCGTCTGTTTCCAGATGAACGTAAGATCATTATAGATCTTGTATGCTATATAGTCAAGCAGTTTTGTAACATTTGTTACCGTTCTATATAACTCAGGGTGTGATTCGTTGCGTAGAGTTGTTGGATAATAATGTCGCATCCAATCTTAGGATTGCAGTCTCCGCACGTATAAACATCTACTGCTGCTTTACCTTCTTCAGGCCAAGTGTGAATACTGATATGACTCTCTGAAAGTAAACACACCACAGTCACTCCTTGTGGTTTAAACTTTTTTGAGATGGTTTGAATTACTGTAGAACCACTTGCTACTGCTGCGTTTTCTAACAAGTCTATCAGATAGTGCTCATCATCCAGAAGAGCAAAGGAGCATCCGTATAGATTGAGTAGATAGTGTTTTCCCATCACTCAATTGCTTCAGGATCTATACCATACTCATTAAGTAGTTTATCTATCTTTGTTTCTTTTCCAGATAGTTGTTGAATTTCAAAAATAGATGACTTTTGGTATTTTTTAAGTTTCTTATATTCTTTAATCAGTTTATCTACTTCTCTATTTTTAATGTAAAGTTTAAACTCTTTGTCATTCGCTGGTTTAGCAAACCCCTTAAAACCTCCACTCATCTTCCTTTTTTCTTCCTCTCTGGTTGTTTATATCCCCATAGTCTAGGACTTGTTCTTCCATATCCAAAATCAATTTTTTGAACAGCACCAGGGCCATACTTATCATAATACATATTAAAAATACGAACTCTTGTCCCCCTTACCAAGTCAATACAATCATTGACTCCATCATTGTACCAAATCAAATATGCATCGTTAGGAAAGGACGAATCCTTTGCCTGCTCAACAGTTGTTTTTTCCAGAATGATTTCACACCCATAAGTGGAGGGCAGAACACTTTTTTCTTTTCCATCATGTTCTGCCATACCTTTCTCCGTATTAATTGCTGTTGTCATGAACGACCCCCCCAAGTAATATCAGTATATGCTTCTTTAACATTCTCTAAAGTTATCTTATATTTATTTGAGAGATGCTTATCTTTTGTAAGGATTAATACTTCTGCTTCTTTTGGATGAAGACCACGCAGAAGATTAATAAACATCATCTCTCTACGAATTGAAGATAAACTATCATTACCACCTTTTACATAATGATATAGATTTTGATACTCTTTACGAAGAGATGTACGACCTCTACCATCAAGGTCTTGTCCTGTAGCAGATAATCCACCAGCTGCTTCCCTTGCTAGATTCTGTGATAAAGTCCCCGAGTAAACTGTCTGATCGCCCGTGTCTGCATAGGGAACATCACCATCTGGAAGCATACTGATTACACTCTCATCAAAGTTCCAAATTAAAACTGCTTTGAGAGAATCGTGTTCGTATGTTTGTAGAACTTCTACTTTTTTAGAATTACTTCTCTGTTTAGATACAAGATCTAAAATTTCAAACACAAAAGGGTTTGTTGGAAGAGTTTCAATTGATGCTTCAGTTGCTTTCTTCGTCTTCGTCGTAGTCATAATCGCTTTCATTTTCAAATCGTACAGAAACTATTTCATCAGGTATTACTTGTCCATTTTCATCAAAGAACTCTGGATGCAAATAGGGAGATTTAGATTCTTCCAGGTGCCTGTAGGTTAACCAACCAATTATACTCC